ATTGATTGTTGCTCCGGGATGGTCACAGATTCCAGAAGTCGGAATCGCAATGTCCGCAAAGGCAGCGAACATCAACGGAGTGTTCAAGGCGGTTGCACTGGTCGATCTGGACACAACGAAGGCAACAAAATACACGGACTGCAAGAAGACAAAAGAGGACAGCGGATTCACTTCTGCGTTCTGTTATCCGACATGGCCGTGCGTAAAGGTTGGAGATTATGTGTTCGCAATGTCTGCCGTAGTTGCAGCACTGATCGCATACACCGATGCAAGCAATGACGATGTGCCGTCCCTGTCTCCGTCGAATGAAATGCTCGGAGTGACAGGGACCTGTCTGGCAGACGGAACAGAAGTGACTCTCGATCAGGATCAGGGAAGCACAGTGAACACCTATGGAGTAGCAACAGCAATCAACATGAATGGATGGAAGCTGTGGGGAAACTACACAGGTGCATTTCCTTCCAGTGGAGACGCAAAAGACATCTGGCTCGCAGTCAGAAGAATGTTTAACTGGCACGGCAACAATTTCATTCAGACCTATTTCGAGAAGGTCGATGACCCGATGAACCATGTGCTGATCGAAAGCATCATTGATTCAGAGAACATCAGATGCGCGGCATATGCACCGGATAAATGGGCCGGAGCAGAGATGCAGTACCTCGCAAGTGATAACCCGATTACGGACACATTGGCAGGAAAGATCACATTCAGACAGCGCATCGCACCATATACACCTGCACAGGAGATTGACAACATCCTGTCCTATGACACGGATATGTTAAAGAACGCATTATCAGGAGGAGGTGAATAATCATGGGTATTGTTATTCCTGAAGTATTAAACCATTACAACGTGTACAACGACAAAGCGAAGAAGCTGATCGGAATTTCCGGTGAGATCGAACTGGGAGAACTGGAAGCACTGACAGACACGCTCGAAGGAGCAGGAGTGCTCGGAGAGATTGAGGATGCAGTCACAGGCCAGTTTGCATCAATCAAGATCAAGATTCCATTCTCTGTACTCTATGAGGATATGTTCAGCATCATCGACACAACGAATCCGCCGCAGTTGACTCTCCGGGCATCTATGCAGTGCATGGACCCGACAACCGGAGCAACTGGCTATTATCCGGTCAAGATCGTTGTGAGAGGAAAGGCAACGAACACAAACCTCGGAAAAGCAACAAAGGGAAAGAAAATGGAACCAGAGGTTGAACTGGAAATTCTGTACATCAAAATTCAGATCAACAACAAGACCACATTGGAACTCGACAAGCTGAACTTCAAGTTCGTGCTGAATGGAAAGGATATGCTGGCAAAAATCAGAAGTCAGGTATAAAAGGAGGATAAAAGATCATGAGTGAAGTTAAAAACGAAGTAGTAGAGCAGGCAGCAGTACAGGCAGAGGAAAGCAAGATGAAGTTGTCAAAGGTATATGATTTCGAGGGCGCGAAAGTGTCCGAGATTGATTTCTCCGGTCTGGAAAACCTGACCGCAAACGATATGATTAAGGCGAACAAGGTCCTGAACACTTCCGGCAACGTGACAGTGCTGCCGGAGACGAATCTGGAATACACACTCGTCATCGCAGCATCCGCAACGGATTACCCGATCGAGTTTTACAAGCAGCTTGCACCGAGAGATGCAATCAAAGTCAAAAACAGAGTCACAAGTTTTTTCTTCGGAGAGGAATAAGAATCGACGAACTGTCGGAACTCCGAAAGTTATGCCTTGTCTTGTCAATGAATCTGAAGACAGGTCTGGATTATTTTCTGGACCTGTCTTTTTTTGACCTTTTAGACTTGTGCGATGACATGAAGGAGGTGAGCCAGCGTAAGTCATGAGTGAATATAAGGTATCGGTGAAGATTGCAGGTCAGCTTGAAAAGTCATTCAACTCTGCACTTCAGGGAGCACAAAAAGGACTGGAAGGGTTAGGCTCACTCGGAGTTAAAAGTGTACAGCTTGCAGCAAAGTCTCTGACGGCAGCAGGAGCAGCCATTGGAGCAGTCGGAGTCGCAAGTGTAAACGTCGGAAGAGAGTTCGAGGCACAGATGTCCTCGACAGCAGCAACAGCAGGAGCAACAGAAGAGGAATACAAGAAACTGGAAGCGGCCGCAATGGAGTGTGGAAGGACCACATCGAAGACGGCCACGGAAAGTTCTGCCGCCCTCGAATACATGGCCCTCGCCGGATGGTCAGTGAATGATTCTATCTCGGCATTGCCGAGCGTCCTGCGACTATCGGAGGCAACCGGACTCGATTTGGCACGAACGTCTGACCTCGTAACGGACAGTATGTCAGCCTGCGGAGTAAGCGTGGACAATCTGGCCGGGTATCTGGATATTTGCGCGAAGGCGAACAACAAGTCAAACCAGACAGCGGAACAGTTGATGGAGGCATATTTGGGTGTCGGCGGTGTTATGACGAACCTGAACGTGCCACTAACTGAGTCAGCAACGGCCCTCGGTGTACTCGCGAACAGAGGTATCAAGGGAAGCGAAGCCGGAAACGCATTGAACGCGATCATGGCGAACCTGACAACCGGAACCGGACAGGCAGGAGAGATGATGAAGTCTCTCGGGATATCTGCCTTCGACTCGGAAGGAAAGTTCATCGGATTAAAGGCAACGCTTGAAACCCTGAACACGGCACTGTCTGGATGTACGGAGGAAGAGCGAAACGCAGCACTGGCCGCGATTGGTGGAAAGCAGCACGTTGACGCTCTGAATGACCTCATGTCAGGTCTGAACACGACGCTGGAAGACGGTTCGACAGAGT